CACAGATGGATACCGACTTTGAATATGGAACTCAGAGCACCAAATGGGAAGGACTAGCAACAATTAACAATAACCCATTTGCTTACAAGGGAGATACTCCATATGCTGTTACTGATATTCAGGTAACAACAAACAGCAAAGTTGTTACTGTCTCTGTCAATACACTAGTTACTGCTCTGCCTGCTGCTGGTGCTGCTATTTTTGTACAGGATACGGATTTCCCTGGTGCTAATGGTGTCTTTATTGTTGATAGCGTACAGTCAGCACAAAGCACTTTTAAATATACTGCTTCATTCCCATGGACTGCTGGTAATGGTGGCATCTGGGACAGCTCTAGAACTGCTATCTATGCTGGTGTTCTTTATACTGGATCTGAAATTGGTGGAACGATCACCCTAACTGCGATTGCTGCTGGTGTGATGAATGGTTCTGTTCGTGTAGATACAACAAATGCTCATGGTTTAGAAGTTGGTAATGAAATTGCGATTACTGGATCTTCTGGAACTAACGTAAATGGTTCTTGGACAGTAGCAAGAGTTGAAAGTCCAACAAGATTTTATTACTTCCCTGATGCTGCTCCATCTGGATCTGTTGATAGTGGTACGAAAACAGTCTGCAGTAAGACAGACAAAGCGTTACTTCCGTTATCAGTCTGGTAAAGGTGTAGCATTCTCAACTGGTTCTATTCTTGCTCCTGCGATTGAAAATATTGATAGCATCACAGCATCTGGTAATACTGTTACTGTTGTCTGTGCTGTTGCTCACAACGTTACCAGAGATACAATCGTTGATGTTCGTGGTGTAAATGATAACAACTACAACGGTCAGTTCCAAGTATCTAACGTTACTGATCCATATACTTTCCAATACACAGCAACTACCACTCCACAAGAATCAACTGCTGCTGGTAATTACACAATTTCTCCAATTAATTCTTATGGAACAAAACTAGAGATTGGTATGATGGATCAGCAAAACGGTATTTTCTTCCGTTATGCTAATGGTAATCTTAGTGTTGTTCGTAGATCCTCCACGTTCCAGTTGTCAGGTAAAGTAACTGTAACAGCTGGCAGTTCCTTGGTCTCTAGTTACACCACTCCAAACGGACAAGGTACAAAATTTGGTAGACAATTATCTCCTGGTGATTACGTTGTAATTCGTGGTACTTCTTATCGTGTGGATGGTGTTATTTCTGATACTCAGATTGTAATCTTCCCAGACTATCGTGGTCCTTCTGCTAACAACGTTCCTATTTCCAAGACAACTGAGGTAGAATGGAAGCAATCTGAATGGAATATTGATCGTTGTGATGGTACTGGTAAGTCTGGTTACGATCTAGACCTCACCAAGATGCAGATGTTCTACATGGACTACTCCTGGTATGGTGCTGGATTTATTCGTTGGGGATTTAGGGCAACTGATGGTAACGTTCTCTATGCCCATAAGATCCCAAACAACAACTTTAATACAGAAGCATACATGAGATCGGGTAACCTACCTGCTCGTTATGAAGTTAATACTATTCCTCCATTTGTAACAGCAACTACATCGATTGCTACAGGAGATTCGACAATTCTTGTTAATAAGGCACCATATAACTTCCCAACATCTGGTACATTAAAGCTTAAGCAAGCAACAGGATCAACAACTGGTGTGATTGAATATGTAAATTATACGGGTAAAACTGAATTTAGACAGGATATCATTTCAGCAAATGCTTCTGGTAATGTATTGACAGTTGCTTCTACAACTGGTCTAGCACCTGGAGGAACACAAACAATTGTATTTGATCGTCCATTCTCAAATGTCGTTGCTGAGAAAACATATTATGTTGCTTCTGTTCCAAGTTCAACAACATTTACAATCACTACTGTTGCTGGAAGTTCAACACCAGCGTCTATTGCAACGGCAACTGGTTCTGCTTTATCACCACTAGCAATTGCCGAGAGTGGTTCATTTACTGGTGTGACGAGAGAGCAGGCTGGAGCATCTGGAGTTAATCTTACAATTTCATCTGGTTCATCTACTGGTACAGTAAGTTCTGGAACTGGTATTCAGAAAGGACAAGTTGTTGTTGGAGCAAATATTCCAGATGATACATTTGTTCATTCTATTTCTGGAACCAATATCACTCTAAGTAAAGCAGTAACCGCAGCAAACCCAACGAGTGTTACATTTTCTACTCTCGGAGCAGGAGCAGCACAAACATTTACATATAGCACCACTAGACCAATTGCTGTTGAACTTTTGAGAGCAACTTCGGTTCCAACTATTTCACATTGGGGTTCTTCGGTTATCATGGAAGGTCGTTATGATGAAGATCGTTCATATGTTTATACCGTTGGTTCTAAAACACAGAGAGCTATTGCTGTTGGTGCTTCAATTGGTATTGTTGCTCTCCGTGTTTCCCCATCTGTTGATAATGGATTGATTGGCAACTTTGGTACTAGAGAACTTGTGAATAGAATGCAGTTAGTTCTGCGAGCAATTGATACTTCATCAAGTGGTAAATTCTTTATTGAGCTTCTTTTAAATCCAATTCCTAGTGCTAATAATAACTGGGTGAATGTTGGTGGCACATCTCTTGCTCAGTACGCAATTCTTTCTACTAGCACTACTCTTTCTGGTGGAGAAGTTATCTATGGTTTCTATGCTGATAATGGTGTTAATTCTTATGATCTTTCTATCGTAAAAGAAATTTCTAACTCTATATTGGGTGGTGGTGGAACCTCGTATTCTACATCTACTTCGCCAAACCCAACTGGTATCTTCCCAGACGGTCCAGAAGTTATTGTAATTAGAGCAACAAATATTGATACTGTTTCTAGAAATATTGACGCTAGAATTTCCTGGACAGAAGCTCAGGCATAAATAGTAGGTCATATGACATTACGATCATGTTACCTAAGGTTTCCGAAGGAGCAGACCGCGAAGAAAAAAGAGAATGGTTGAGTGATCTAGTTAGAATTGTAATTCTAATTTGGAGCGCAGGTCTGCTTACCGCCTCATATGTGAGGCTCCCATCGGGTCAGAAGATCATGGACTTCGACCCAACTTTCATCGCATCTGTTTTCTCTGGATCCCTAGCTGGATTTGGTATTGCTGCTGCCAAGGCAGGCGCTCCTACTGGCGCTAATGGTTCTGCACCTGCTGCACTTCCAGAGGCACCAATATATGCTGCCAAGAAAGAAGAAGAGAAAACTGAACCAGAAGTTCAACCAGTATGGTCTGAACCAGAACCAACCCCAGAACCTCCTGTAGTTTGGGAAGAACCTGTTGCTGTTGAAGCACCTGCTGCTGCAGCACCTGCTGAGGAAGAACCCGTTGATCTAGAGGCTCGTATAGAAGCACTCGAAGCAAAGGCAGATGAGGAGAGACCAAACTATTCTAGAGGTGATCTCTGATGGCTAAGTCAGCAAACAAGGGGAAGAAAGGTTCCTCAAAACAAAACCAAGGTAATGCTACTGCGAAGAAAGCAAAGAACGGCGGCAAGAAAAAGTAATGGACTACATTATTTTTGCAATCGTGGGTCTGGTGGAAATCGGACCCAATCTTTGTAGGGTGGATTACATGAGGTACGTTGATGTCCAATCGGTAACTCTACCTTGCGATCTAATCAAAAAGGAGAATATAGATGCAAAAAGTATTTAATGCTCTAGCAGTTGCCTCATTTGTATTGAGTGCATCTGCTGTAGGTGCTGGCGTTTATGCTTACATGAATAGAGAAACTCTAATCGAGCAGGCAAAGCGTGAGATCATCGAAGCAGTTACACCCAAAGGTGTAAAACAAATTACAGAGAAACTACCATTCAAATTATTCTGATGTATATTGCAAAGCGAGAAGGGTTTGCTGGAACCTGGGATTACTTCCAAAATAATGTAAATGACAGTCCAAAATGGACGAAGGATAAATCCAAAGCTGCCGTGTTTGCATCTCAAGACCAAGCGATGAAACATGCCAATCAGAGTGGTCTATATACTATTATTCTGGAGGCAGTAGATGACAACAGCGCCAGCGAAGGACAAGCGTAAAGAAGAGAAGGATAACATCTTTGTGGATATTCTCTACAATATCGTAGTTTATATTCCAGTCTTGATTATCTCTTGGGTTGTAGATAAATTTTCAGATTGAGAACTTAGCAGATAATTTTTTCGCAATCTTTTTAGCAGGGGCAAATAGAGGTTTGAATCTCTTTTGCCCCTCTTTTGTAAATTTTTCTGAAATCACATCATCAATAATGATCTTGTTGTCAATCTCATAAAGGGAATTGATTTCAACTTGATCACGAATGTATTGCTCTACATTATCTACTTGATCTACTAGTCGTGTTCCTTCTGCAGAGTATTCAAACACATCAATATGCCCGCCTTCTGCTAGCACATAATGTAGAACGGGTTTGACTTGTTTGATCTTGAGTTTGAATTTCTTTTTGGTTGCTTCTTTGATAAGTGGTTCAGCAGCGTTCTTTAGGGTGTTGAAGACCGTTGTGGCAGCCATGGTGGCAGCGGTAGTCACAACTGCTACAGACCCTGCTGTGGCGACCAGAGAGGGGTCTGGCAGATCGATCTTCAAACCAGCAACCGTAAATGTGGGAGTTATAGGTTCTGCTGGAACCTCTACAACGGGAGTTGTAGGTTGCGGTATTGCCTGTTGAATGGCAGGGGGTAGTTCTGCTGGTTTGGGATCGGGTAACCCTCTGGTCTTCTCTTCTTTCTCTGCTGCTTGCTTCTCTTTCTCTGCCTTGACAGCAGCATCAAATTCTTGTTGTGTTGGTACATTCACTACAGGATAAGGTATCCTAATATTGGGAGCATCAATAATAGGAACCTCAAGACCACGAACAACAGGAGATTCAACACCACGAACAACTGGTCTCTCTATAGTGGGAATTACAGATGGACCAGCGATTCGATTGATGTTTGTATTTGGAACCTTGATCGGATTATTTCCGATTAGTGGTATCAAATTAGGATTATCAATTAGATCCATTTACAACATCCTTCACGTTTGGATACTTGACAACGACATCAGCACAGATTTTATAGTAAGGACTATCAGGATGGAACATGATTCCATTCTTGTATGCCTCACCACACTTTAGTAATCTAACTAACTCAAAGTCTAGACGTGCCTTGTCTGCTTCTGCCTTCTGTCTTTCGATCTCTACGGATGCTCTTGCCTTGCATAGTTCCATTAGACCACCATCTAAAGGAATATTCACTCCAGCAGAGATACCAAAGTTTCCATTACGGGATGTAAATGTTTCTGGATCTTCGCTGCTGTTGTTACTTCCTAGGGCAAATGGTGAGACGCTGAAGGTTGCTCCTTGACAACTAACTCCCGCTCCGTAAGTGTTGAGGGCGTATGGTCCTTGTAATACTTGGACAGCTTGATTAGTAACATTACCTGTAGCGGAAGCACTAGGGCCAGCGATGTTAGTATTAGAAGGAGCGGGAGCACTTTGCGCGAGAACTGGTAATGTTCCACAACTAATTACTGCGTAAAGACAGAAATTGATGTAGTGGTTGATTGAGTTTCTGTTGTGCGATCTATCCATGTTTCTTTAGCCACTCCAGGTCCGAGATAAGTTTCCGAGAACTGGAATGGAGCACCTTGCTCTATGATCGAATATCCAGCACCACGTTGGGGAGTACCAGGGATATTGATGTTTGTTCCAGTTACAGTATATGATTCACCAGTTGTATATTCAACTTGACGAATAGTTTCTATAATTTTTGTAGATGATTCTGTGGTTGCGTTGATTGTGCCCCTAGTAAAATTAGGCACAACACTTTCTGCTAGGGCAGGTGAAGAAGTCCCTAGCAGGATCAAACCTGCTAGGAGATATTTCACTTGAACACACTCAATTCGATGGTTCTTTGTCCTGTAGCAGTAGTGCCAGCACCACCAGCAGTTACGGTAGGAACACCAGTTGTTGATAGAGTACCAGCAAGAGTTCCCTTATCACCACCAGTTTGAGTTACGCTATCTCCATAAAGATTTGGAGTTCCGATAACGCCATTAGTAACTGTTTGATCGGTTACAACAGCATCGGCAGCGTTAAAACTCTCACTAAAGGAGAACGCTTGACCAGCAGTATTGATATCGTAGGTTCCAGCACCACCTACACCACCAAAGGATGTAGATTGAATATTGGTTCCTGAAGCGGAGTAAGAAGCACCAATTCGTGTGGATTGAACAGCAGCACCATCAACTTTCAATTGAACGGAATCAGTAATTCTTGATGTAATTTCAGCAGCATTAGTAGGAATAGCAAAGAATAACGAAGAGATTAGGAGTAATCTTTTCATTTTTCTTATTTGGAATGAGACCATATTTATTTATCCTGACAAGGGGCTTGACATGGACCCCTCACATGCTATATACTCCTGTTATAATTCTTTACAAAACTCAAATGACTGTAACATCCAACGAGTATGGACAACAAAATATGTGGGCAAAGGAGCCACAGATGGTTGTTGAAGAGTACCACAACAAGGGTATGCTGACTCCTTATGAGCGCATCGAAATGTATAATGGACGCTGGGCGATGATGGGCGTGGTCTCTGGTTTTATCTCTTATGCCATCACGGGCAAACTGTTTTTTGGCATTTTCTGACAGAGGGCTTGACTATGACCGCCACTTTCTATACAATAGTAAGCGTCGCCTGGTTCGTTCTCCTGGCGGCATCCGTAGAAAAAATTTGCGAGACCTATTGATGGCTACCTTTAACGTTACTCTTCAATCCCCTGACGGCACCGAAAATAGTTTTGAGTGCCCTGATGATCAATATATTCTTGAGGCAGCAGAGGAGGCAGGTATTGATCTCCCCTCTTCCTGTCGCGCTGGTGCTTGCTCTGCTTGTGCTGGTAAGATCCTTTCTGGTACAGTAGATAACGAGGAGCAATCCTTCCTTGATGATGAACAAATCGAAGATGGTTGGGTGCTCACTTGTGTGGCATATCCTACCAGCGATGTTGTGATCCTGACTGAACAAGAAGAAAACCTGTGATGACAACTGGTGATATGCTGGGGCAATTATCTATTGCCCTTCAAGAATTGGTAGATGGGGGTGCTTGGACTAACGGACAAGAATTGGAAGTTAAGATTGCTGGCACCCTCAAGAATGACAAGTTTATTGTTATCAAACCCATTAAAGAAAAACTTATTTGTAATCCTAATCCTGAACTGAAACAAAAACATGACCCGAGTACCTGAAGTAACTTTCAAAGACCGTCGCCCATGCTATAACGGTGACTATGATTGGTATGATCTTACCACATCTGAAATCTTTGATGATAAACGTGTGATTGTGTTTGCTCTGCCTGGGGCATTCACTCCTACCTGCAGCACTTTCCAACTGCCTGGTTATGATCTAGCATATAATGAATTCAAGGCACTTGGTATTGATGAAGTCTGGTGTCTGTCTGTGAATGATGCCTTCGTAATGAATGCTTGGTTCAAATCGCAAAATATCCAAAATGTCAAACCTATCCCTGATGGTAGCGGTGATTTTACTTACGCTATGGGTATGTCTTGCGCTAAGACAAACCTAGGATTTGGTTATCGCTCCTGGCGTTATGCTATGGTGGTGAATGATGGAGAGATCGAACAGATGTTTGAAGAACCTGGCAAGGTAGGTAACTGCACTGTTGATCCTTACGAAGTTTCTAACCCTGAAACTGTACTAGCTTATCTCAAAAACACTTATACAAAGGAGAACTAAAATGAAATTCGGTTTTACCCCTGAGGCAGAGATCCTCAACGCTCGTCTTGCCATGCTTGGTTTTGTAATTGCTGTTGGCACTTACATGACCACAGGACAAATTATTCCTGGTGTATGGTGATAAATAAAAATTGAATATCGTCGGCGCAAGCCAGAGGGACCCCTGCCAAATCACAGGATGGTCCCTTTTTTATTTGAGTTCAGAGGTAAGTATGACAGAACAACAAATTTTTCACATCTATAAGAAGGGAACAAGCGAGGTTGTCAAGCACTCCCTGACAGTTGATGAACTGGAACAAATGATCACGAAAAGGGAGGTGGATTGGTTGCGGTGGGAGGTCCAACCGTGTTATACTGAGTACTCAGTTGGGGAAGCGTCCTTCTGATTGAGTACAAATACTCAAATCTGAGGGCTTGACGGATTCCCGACCACCTGCTACAATAAATACATGAACAAATGTTACGAATCTCTCATAATTCTTAACATGTCTAACACCCTGTAAACCGAGACCTCTAGGGTGTATAAATTACGTCTCTCATACCCCGCCTGAGGGTGGCGGGGGAATAGTATAACCACCATTTCCCTGATGGTCTTACTAACTCTTTCATAACAATGACTGCAACTCTTTCACAACAACGTTCTACTAATGCTTGGGACTCATTCTGCGAGTGGGTAACTAGCACTAACAACCGCCTTTATGTTGGTTGGTTTGGTGTTCTGATGATTCCTACGCTGCTTGCTGCTGCTATTTGTTTCATCGTCGCCTTCGTCGCTGCTCCTCCTGTGGATATTGACGGCATCCGCGAACCAGTTGCTGGTTCCCTAATGTATGGAAACAACATCATCTCTGGTGCTGTTATTCCTTCAAGCAACGCTATCGGTCTTCACTTCTATCCTATCTGGGAAGCTGCTTCTCTCGATGAGTGGCTATATAATGGTGGACCTTTCCAACTGGTCGTCTTCCATTTTCTGATTGGTATCTATGCCTACATGGGTCGTGAGTGGGAACTTTCATACCGTCTGGGTATGCGTCCTTGGATCTGTGTTGCTTATTCTGCTCCTGTTGCCGCTGCTTCTGCAGTTTTCCTTGTCTATCCTTTCGGTCAAGGTTCCTTCTCTGATGCTATGCCTCTCGGAATCTCGGGCACGTTTAACTACATGCTCGTCTTCCAAGCAGAACACAATATCCTTATGCATCCGTTCCATATGCTTGGCGTGGCTGGGGTATTTGGTGGCAGCCTCTTTAGTGCTATGCACGGAAGTCTGGTTACGTCTTCACTCGTTCGTGAGACCACAGAAGTAGAATCCCAGAACTACGGTTACAAGTTCGGTCAAGAAGAAGAGACCTACAATATCGTAGCTGCTCATGGTTACTTTGGTCGCCTGATCTTCCAATACGCTTCGTTCAACAACTCTCGTTCGCTGCACTTCTTCCTTGCTGCTTGGCCTGTGGTTGGTATCTGGTTCACCGCTCTTGGTGTTAGCACCATGGCGTTCAACCTGAATGGTTTCAACTTCAACCAGTCCATCGTCGATTCGCAAGGTCGTGTGCTCAACACTTGGGCAGATGTTCTGAACCGCGCTGGTCTGGGCATGGAAGTGATGCACGAGCGCAACGCTCATAACTTCCCTCTAGATCTTGCTGCTGTTGAGAACACTCCTGTTGCTCTCACCGCACCTGCTATCGGTTGAGTCGGATAAAATAAACTTCAAGGGGTCTTCGGACCCCTTTTCTTTTCTGGAGGTATAATGGTATCGTCTACACTTTCACAACCAATTAAACAACGAGGATGGTTCGATGTCCTGGATGACTGGCTTAAACGAGATCGCTTTGTATTTGTGGGTTGGTCTGGACTCCTTCTTTTTCCCACTGCTTATCTTGCCCTTGGTGGTTGGCTTACTGGCACGACGTTTGTTACAAGCTGGTACACCCACGGGTTGGCGTCTAGTTACCTTGAGGGCGCTAATTTCCTTACAGCAGCTGTGTCAACGCCTGCAGATGCTATGGGTCATTCTCTTCTTCTACTTTGGGGTCCTGAGTCTCAGGGGGATTTCGTCAGGTGGTGCCAACTTGGGGGACTCTGGCCTTTTGTGGCGCTCCACGGATCTTTCGCTCTGATTGGATT